TCATTTTTTAAGTTTACTAAATTCGTCTTAACTATATTCCCGTCACTATTTGAATAATAAATATTTTGAATTTTATATCCTTTTTTCTCTGGTATTGATTCCATAATTTTAATACAGTTGTTACACGGCTTACTCGATTGTAATTTATTTGTTTTTGAAAATCGGACAACCAGTAAATTTACTGGCTCCAATCTTTTTTTATTTTGTGATGACTTCAATTTTAACAAAGCATTATGCTCAGCGTGAACGCCTGGGTCAACTCCTTCGCTGTCGCCCATTATATTAATCCCAAAACTTAAAACTGTCGATTTGTTCAGGTTAGCGTTCTTTCCCTTTCAAAATGCACGCTATGTGGTTTGATGGTCCACATAAGCACGAATTAATATATCCCTCACCATTTTCGTATTTGTCCACGTTTGTATTAACGGGCAAACAAAATCTCTTAATAAACATTGTGTCAAGCAGTGAATCCATATTTTACTTTATTTTATGTTATTATAATTAATTCTTTATTTTGTTTCATTTTTTATTTTATATTGTTTTAAAAAATTAATATATTTTCTCTCTATTATTAATTAAAAAAAATTTATTACATAATAAAAGAAACATATGCCATCATTTAAACCAAAATCTGCTAAAAAAATAAAATTCAACAAAAAAAGTTCGATTACTCTTGATGGTAAGCACAAGGAATTCTTAAATGAGTTTTCAAAAGATGAAAACGATAGGATACCCGAGTTACAGCTCGAAAAATATGAATTAAAGGAACTTTTGCAAAAAGAGACTCTCACAGTCGAACAACAATTAGAATATCAAGACAAAATCAATGAAATCAACGAAACAATAAAACAAACCAAAGGAAGAAAGATGGAATACTTTTTGGACAATTCCAAGTTTATTTTTGACTATTTCGAAAATAAAAAAAATATTTCAACCGGTACAACTAACATCAATATAAGCGATAAAAATAAAATACTTAATTCGTTTTTTAAGATTAAACAAGATGACAGCGCAAATATAAACCAAAACAAAACCAACAATATTGTGCAAAAATATTTAAGTAATATTGACGACACATTTATTGATGTGAATTCGTTTATTTGCCAAACCGATGTGTGTCAGATATGTCACAAGGGTGAATTAATTCCACTCGAGGACGAAGGTCTACTAATTTGTAATGTTTGTTTTAGAAGTATACCATATTTAATTGAAAATGAGAAACCGTCTTATAAGGAGCCGCCCAAGGAAGTATGCTTTTATGCTTATAAAAGAATTAACCATTTTAAAGAAATTTTGGCTCAATTTCAAGGCAAGGAAACTACTCAAATTCCTATCGAGGTTATTGAAAATATTAAGTTGCAAATTAAAAAGGAGCGTATTGATTTATCACAAATATCAAATAACAAAACCAAGGAGATTCTTAAAAAGTTGGGCTATAATAAATACTATGAGCATATACCATTTATTAAAGATAAGTTGGGTATTAAACCACCTATTATGTCGCCTGAATTGGAAGACACATTGTGCAATTTATTTGTTGAACTTCAGTCGCCTTATTCGAAATATTGTCCTGATGACAGAGTGAACTTTTTAAATTATTATTATACTGCTTACAAGCTTTGTGAACTTTTAGGAGAAGCACAATACTTAGAACATTTCCCAATGTTGAAAGATAGAGAGAAGAGAATAGAACAAGATTCAATATGGCGCAAGATTTGTGAAGAGTTGGATTGGGAATTTATACCGACTATTTAAAATAATATAATTACTTATTTTGATTAATTATATTATTGTTTGTTTTAATTTGGTTTATATGGGAACAATGTTAGCGCCGGTGTGTTGTAAATAGAATAATTCGGTTCAAAACAATTCGAACCTACACCGGTTCCATAACGCATACCTCCACGTTGTTTTTTAGTTTTTCTGGATTTTTTACCCTTTCTACCTTTTCTTGTTTTCCTTCTTCTACCACCTTCATGTTCTCCTATATCATCCATATATGAAGAATCTTCTTCTCTTGTTGTGTCACCTTTATTAGAGATAATACTATCATCGCTTATATCATCAATGTTATTATTCAAATTATTATCTTCATCTTCATCTTCAAAACTATCAACACTAATATTATGTTGAGAAACATTGTCATCATCAATTCCAGATACATCATTTTCATTTTCATCTCCCAACGCCAAACTGCCTACACTGACATTATTTACTGAACCATTTGCACTGCTTGCAATTCCAGATAGATTATTTTCATTATCATTATTAAGATTATCTATTATTTCTTGTGGGGTATTATTTTGACTAAGCAATTGTTGAATTGAATCCATAACATCACCAGCATCCGTGTTAGGAAATTCTTGTATCAATGTCTCAATATTGTCTTCTGTAAATCCTTGGTCTAATAGCTCTTGTCTTTGTGCTTTACTAAAATTCGCACCACCTCTTTGTTTTCTTGTTTTTCTACTCTTTTTAGATTTTCTCACTTTTTTAGATTGTCTTGTTTTTCTTCTCCTACCACCTTCATTCATTCTACTGCTTGCTACCGAATTTGGAGACCCTGGTGGTGATACTATTTGAATCATTAATTCATTTATATCCATAGGGGTATTTTGCTTATTTTTCTGTGCGATGTTAATAATATTTTGACTATAATTAGCTTGAAAATTTTGAATTGCTTGTATAGATTGTTGAATCGCATTATTGTATTCTTGAATCGCATCATAAAAAAAATTATAATCTATACCTGAATTACTCCAATCAACAATATCTGCTTCTGATATTGCTCCACCTAATAATTGTTGACCTAATAATGATTGTATTTCTGGTTGAGTAAACTCACCTCCTTTTTGTCTGTACATTTTATTACTTTTACTTCGTTTTTTACTACGTGTACGATTAGCCATAATATATTACATTTAGATTAAATATATTATGTTAGATTTTTAAAATAGTCGCTTTAAATAGTCTCTTAAAACCCACCAGGGAAGCGAACAAGATTAGCACCAATACCAAAGCCAGCACCAGAGCGAGCAGTGGCACCCATACTGGGAATGTAAGTATCAAGGATACTAAATGTGGCAGCCGCAGTCAACGCAATCAAAATAATCTCCTCAATATTCAAGGAACGTTTAGGGATAGCATAAGCCGCAATAGCTACCATTAAACCTTCGACAAGGTATTTAATGATTCTCTTTACAAGTTCACCGACGTTAATTAAACCGTTCATTTATATTAAATAATAAGAAAAAAAATAATATATGCGATAAAAAACTTAAAAATAATTATATGATTTAATTAAAATGGATCGCTCTAAAGAAAAGACTTCAACCAAGAAAGGTTTTGAGAGAAAACAGGTAAACGGTAAAAATAATCCTAAATATGTCGACTTATTAGAAGAAGACAAAGCCATTGCCGGGCAAAAATTCGTGTGTGTGTCGTTTGTGTCTCCCGAAAATATTATTAAACAAAAGCAGATTTTCTTTTTTGAACAATTCCTAAAGAAGTGGGATTTGAATAAATCGATGGAAAAATATGTCCAGTTTTTGAATTTTGTCTCTTTCAAATACAATGTTTCATTTGACGACATTTCAAATGACTTTAAAGAGTTTGTTAAGGAGGAGAAGGATAATTTAACAAAAACTACTATGGAGGATGATTACAAAACATTTGTTGACAACAACGAAGAGACACTCGATAAAGAGTTTGGTGTCGCACACAATTTCCAAACAAGCACTCGTGGGTTAAAAATTCGCGGCAGTTATCCCACAATTGAGGAAGCCGAGTTGAGATGTAAAATGCTCAGAGAAATTGATCCGAATCACGATATTATGGTTGGTCCTGTAGGTATGTGGATGCCCTGGGAACCTGAAGCATATAAGACAGGTCGTGTCGAGTATATGGAGGAGGAGCTTAACCAGTTGATGAGTGAGAAAAACAAGAACGAGTCCAATGCCAAGACCGCGTTTGACCAGCGTGTCAAGGAGAGCAAAAAGAAGGCTATTGATGAGAACATCAAGAACGCGGAGAAATCTGGTAACGCATTGACGCAGTCAATTGACGAGCAAGGTAATCTAATTGGTGTCAATAATGCCAATAGTCAAGAGTTCGGTTTGAAGGAGAAGGACAATATTTCTTCGGCGGATATTCAGATGGAGTTGTTTGAAGGAGAGAACATTGTTACTGGCAAAACGGATAACGGACAGAGTCAGTTAATTAGTGGCCCTTTTGCGAAGAAGAAGGAGGACACGATGGACAGTGTGGACTAATTCAACCTTTAAGAAAGGTTGAGCCAAATGTTGAACCAAATATACTTTTTAAGTGAAGCAATGAAAAGCAAAAATTTATATTATAATTTTTATTAATATAATATAAATGGCAGATAGTAAAGAAAACATACAAAAGTTCGTTCAGAATAAAGGGAATATTCCTCTTATGAAGAAGATGTTGAACGACGGAACTATAACAGATATTAATGTCCTATTTGATAATGGTTTAAGCACAAATACTGCTCTAATGTTTGAGACTATGTATGGAACTTTAGACGGAATGAAATTTCTCTTAACCCATAATGCTGACCCAAATATACAAGATAAAAATGGTTGGACTGCTCTTCACAAGCTCGCTTTTTTAGGAGAAATAGATAAAAAGGCTAAGACTAAACAGCTTGCCAAACTTCGCCTTCTATTAGAATACGGAGCAGACAAGTCTATTAAGACCAAAAAAGGTAAGACTGCGTTAGATTTAGCGAAAGGTTCGTTTAGTTGCCAAGATTGTATTAAAATGCTTTCTCAAGGGAAAAATAAAACTTTACACAAAAGGAAACCAAAGAGAAAAACAATGAGACGTTAAAATCACAATTAATTTTCTATAGTTTTGCTCCACTTTTTATTACTTCGTTAAAAAAGTGGATTACCATTTATTCGCCTTTTTCACGCTGATTTTCTGTCCTGCGCCGCGTTTTTTAACTGAATTTGGGTCATATTGCTCCTCTTCATCCTCATCCTTCATTCCTTTTGACAATTCCCAGAACTCTTTTGACCCTAATCTGAAGTCACCGTGGCTGTCGGCTTTGTACCAGAACACCTGATCGTGTAGCTTATTGGATTTCGAGTTATTATTTATCACCAAGCACTCATAATTTTCGGTACATTGGTCCATCACCTGACAAAAGCTCTCAAATGTTGGAAACATACCGGCATAGTTCTCATATATTCTTTTTCTATTTGCGATGTAATTTTCTCGAAGAATAAAAACATAATCTATGTTGGTTCTCAGTGTGGGCGGAATGCCGAGCGGATATTGCATTGTGA